TTGTTATATCACCTAACAAACCTATACTTCTTGAAGACCCTGTAAATGACTTACAGGAGCTTAAAATATCAGACAATGTAGTAGGAGCACTTAATCAGTCAGCAATGCTTATCAATGAACTCCAGCAGTTACGAGCAATATTTCCTACTACGATGGGTAACGTAGGTTCTATCAAAGCTTCTACCACAGCAACAGCAGTAGCAGGAGCAGAGCAGAGAACAGACATGCGTATGGCTTATAAGTCCTTGTCTCTTGAATACACATTCAACTGTGAACTATACTGGATGATACTTCAGATGGCATATCAGTTTATGAGAGAAGAAACAGCAAGAGAGATACTTGGTGACTTGATAGTCTACTTTGACCCTGATGCAGACTATACTTACAAACCTGTTACATCAGCAATAGAGCTTGAATACTCCAAAAAGACAAAGATACAGAATTACACTAACCTACTCCAGATAGTATCTTCTCTAAAACATCCTCAAGCAGTTAACATAGTAAACTACATACTGATGGAGATACTGAAACTTATGGGTGGAGAGTATAGTGTGATACAGTCTCTATTTAGCCAAGGGTCAAGCCCCCTTAACCCCGAAACAGCACAACCATTAACTACAGGACAGACAAAAGCACCTGAAACACCAGCAACTACTAACCAGTATGGTGTGGAGATGACAAATGTGGAGGCTGGAGCAAGAGAAGCAGGACAGATATAAAATGTTAATTATTACTTTACTTTTTGCTAATTCGATGCTTTTTGCTAATTCGATAACAGATATAGTTATGAAAATGTTAATTATTACTTTACTTTTTGCTATTTTGAACGTATATATTATTAAGGAGACTTTATGAGACATGATACTCCACAAGCAGTAACAACATCCTTAACTGACTATTTGAAACGCAATAATACTGTTAAACAGCAATCTCTTACTTTGCTTAAACAGTATCAACCATTTGTAGATGCTATATCAACAGAAATAGGACAAAAACTCCTTGCAGATTTAACCGACATGCATGCTAAAGCCCTTCAGAAAATAACCTCTCTTGATGCAACAGATAATGACAAGATAGAATACAGGATACTTACAGAACTCATCAAGAGATGGAGTTCATATATTAATGCTTATGAGAATGCCAAGAATGAATTGTTTAACAAGTAACAAGAACAGCTATACTAAACTGTTCTCTTATGAGAGTGTCAAAAATGAATTGTTTAACAAATAAACCGTTCTCTTATCTTCAGTATAAGACCACGTCTCTTATACATGAGGATAACATGAACAAGGAGGACTTATGGATTATGAAACATTAGAAAACGAAATGACACAAGCAATTAATCAAGACAACCAGATTTTATCAGACTCTGATGCACAGGTGTCTCAATCTCAGGACACTCAAGACACTCCCCCAAAAACACAGGACGACAACGCAGAACGTTCTCGTCTTGGGCGTAAGGTCAAGTATCTTGAGGAAACGATAACTAACCTGACATCACAGTTAGAGACACAGACAAAACTACTTCAGAGTCTTGTAGAACGAATGTCTCCTAAAGAACCTGCTAAAGAAGATGATGAAGAAGAAGTAATCACAACCAAGAAAGATGTTCTTCGTGTTCTTACAGAAGCAGAAAAGAAACGAATGGAAGAGAAAGCCCGATATGAAAACAGCTATGTCAAGACCTTCCAATCTCTTCTTATACAGGAAGATGATGGTATTCGTTCTGACATCTACAAAACATGGAATGACAAATACAATGTGGTGTTTACAGGAGACCCTGTAAGAGACGCAGAAATAGGATACCTTAAAGCAAAAGTAGATGTCCTATCCCGTCATACTTACAAGGGAAAAGAAGATACTCCTACTCATCCTACAAAGTCATCTCCATCAGACTATAGCAAGAAATACTCACTCAATCCAGAGGCTATGGAACTTGCACAGTATTTCGGTTTCTCTGATGATGACATAAAATCAGCATTAGATTCCGACTTAATCACACCTACTAAATCAACAGTAAACAGAAAACGATGAATGAAGGGAGATGGTAAAGTGATTATACTTGCTAAAACTAAATCAACAGTAAACAGAAAACGATAAGGAGGTAACGATATGTTTAAAGTAGTCAAAGAATCAGGATTAGGCACAATATGGCTTCCAGTTGCAAATGGAACAACCCTGTATGTAGGACAGATGGTTACTACATCACAGGGGTTTGTTACCGCATTTGGTGCTGCATCTGGAACGCCTGATACAGATAGACCAATAGGTATAGTAGTAGCAACAAATGATAAAACTCCAACATACTCTTCAACATATAATGCACAGTATATCACAGGAGTTCAGACACAGGCTGCACAGTTAGCCCGTAGCTGGCAGGGTGCACAGGGTATGTGGAGTGTTGGAGACCCTATACCTATGGTTCAGGTTGAGCTTATAGGAAAGGATACGGTTATTCAAGGAACGTTTGGTGGAGCATTGACAGCATTTAATCCTGCCGATGCAAGCGCATCAGGTGCTGTAATAACCAAATCTGAAACATCACAGGGAACAGTAGACTACAATACTATATTCTACTGCCGTTCAGGCGCTAACAAGGGTATATACAGGGTCAACGGTGATGACAGCAACAATGGTTCTAAAACAACATCTAACTTTCCTGTATACTGGCCTCACGGTATAGCAACAACAGATTACTTTGTCAGGGCTAATGTAACCCTTGGGCTATCAAAGGCACAGTTTGATAGTCTCAGTATGTATGTAGACCCAACAAACGCTCTTTCCAACTACTACTACATTATAGTTGAAGAAGTTGATTTGTCTACATCTGGTCTTGAAACAGTAACATTTAGATTTGCATAAGGAGGTAAACCATGGCTGATATAATAACACTTCAGAATTTTGCAAGATTACTGGACAGAAACTTAACAAAAGTTCTTGAGGATTATCTTTCACCTACCAAACTTGTAGCACCACAGCTATTCGGAACAGACAAAACTACAAGACTTGGTGAGGAATACTGGGAAGTAGGTTCTGTTCCTGATATTCCAAAGTTTGATGGCAGATTGCAGTATATCTCTGTATCACCCGGTTACTACACTAAAATAGAAACACAAGAGTTTGCTGCAGGTATTATGATAGAACGTAGACTTGTAGATACTAAACAGTTTAGGGTAATGGATAATCTTCAGAACGGACTTGCCCGTTCTCTTGCAAGAGTAAAAGAAAAGAAAGCAGCTAACATTCTTAACTATGCTTTCTCTGCTGCATGGGAGTTTATGTCAAGTGAGGAAGGTGTAGCCCTTTGCGCTGCACACTCTACCAAAAGTGGTGTTCCTACAACAACAGGTTTTACCAACTACGGAACATCAGCATTAAGCAAAACCTCATTAGCAGCAGCAAGAGTAGCTATGATGAAGTTTAAAGACGACATTGGTGAGTTCTTTGATGTTACACCTGATACTCTTATAGTTCCAGTAGCGCTATATGATACAGCACTTGAAATCACTGGATATGACCCTCGTTCGGGAGCTGCATCAGAAAAAGACCCTACAACAGCTAACCATGCCATCAACGTTCTCTACAAACAGTTTAAGGTAATCCCATGGATTTATCTTGATACTGTTTCTACATCCAACTGGTTCTTGGCTGACTCCCGTTATCTGAAACAGTTCGTCATCTGGTTAGACCGTATCAGAGAGGAACACAATACCATTGTAGACTTCGAAACATTTGCAATCAAACACAGCATTTACTCTTCATTTGGTTGTGGATGGATTAACTGGCGTGGTATATACGGTAGCGCAGTATCATAAAAGGGGGATAAATCCCCCTTTAACCCCCACTAATAGAGGAGGAAATATGGCGGATAAGCAAATAAGAACAGATATAGACGATATAGAACAACCAGAGTTTAATGTCTTTACTCAATCGGACTTATCACCAGACGGAAAGAAAATAGCCTCAACTATTCCTTTATGGTATAATCCTACATACAAAGAAGAATTAGAAAACACCATAGCTATTATGTCTCATGCACTTCGTGAAGGACAAGTTCCTGAAGGAAGAAGGTCAGAGTATCAAGCTAACCTTAAGATGTTAAAAGATAGACTTCAGAGTATAGATGACGCTATTCCTAAATTCGATAAAAAAGCGATAGACTATGTATCCAGAGTAATATCATCTTTATCAGAGAAGATACGAAATGCCATGTTTACGAGAGATGAGATGATGAAAGGACTGGCAGACCCTAATGAAGAAGCAAGAAGAATGACACAGCCCTGTATTACTCTTACTGAACATGAAATAAGATGGGCAAAAGCATGTAATGTTAAAGTGTATGATGGAAAGGCATCAAGAACTGCTTGTGAGCTGATGTGGAAGATAGGGAGAAGGATACTTGGTGAACCTACTAATGTAGAAGTGTTAAGAAAAGATAGATAAAGGGGTAAACCCCTTTGACCCCGAGTAGAGGGGCAAACCCCTTTAACCCCAATATGACAGTATAGACTAAAAGACAAATAAGGAGTATCACCATGAAATACAATAGTATAGACTTCAAGATAAAACGAACCTCAAAAGACCTATGTGGAACATACGGAATAGCATTCTACGAAAACCATGCAGTATGGTATAAACATAAGTGTCATAGAATAGACTGTCCTGAATGTAGAAACGATTATATAGGAAAATGGAAAGATAAAATGCATCATGTTTTTAACGATACTATCTACATGACTAACATCAAACCTTCAGAGTTTTCCTCTTTCAGACACAAATACAACAAGATACCATATGTCAAGATACGTTTTACTAACTACTATGTCATGTTTACAGGCGTAGAGATACCTAACTCTATTCCTGTTACTCCTACTGATGTATTTGACATTATAGACAGACAGAATGTTCATGTTAAAAACTTTATCACTGCTAACCGCACTTTTTATAAAGCTTGCCACTCTTTGCATATATATAATAGAGATAATATGCAAAAAGTGGCAAAAGGTGGATTTTTAGGAAGAGCAGTAAGACCTCTTGATGATGATAATCCTGCAGGTCTTGTTCATACATACAGAGCATCAAACATTAATGAAAAAGCAAGTATTCTCAATAAGTTACATGAAGAAGGAGTGTTGAGACTAACAGAGGAAGGAAAGAAAATTGTAGAACAATATGGTCATTCATACAAGTTTCATATAGATTATAAGTATAATGGGTGTGTTCTTGATAGTAATGCTATACCTGTTTTTGAGACAGATAACTATATTGGGTATATCATACCAGCAAGAAAATGAAGGGGTAAACCCCTTTAACCCCAATTTAGTAGGGGTAAACCTCTTTGACCTTTGAAAATTGGAGTGAAAAAGTAGTTGAAAGGAGGAAGGTATGCTTGAGGTTCTTAACAAGATAAAGAAGTTAAGTAGAAAATATCAGTATAATAGCAAGAATGCTTGTCAAGACAGAAAGTAAATGGAGGAAATATGCTTGAGGTCAAGAAAAAGAGAAAGAAATACCAGTATAAACCAGAAACCATTATCAAGAGAAGAATAAAGATGGCAAAGTTTATGACTGATTGTATGGTTAGACAGGCAGACAAGACTGGTTCATGTGTAGTGCTTGCAAAACAGAGGTATTGCGCAACATTAGAAAACGGAAAAAGATTGATAGTGCATCCGGGAGAAACTGATACACTTCCTGTTGAGATGGCATTAGATGCTGAAAAAAACAAAGTGTGTGAGATACTGTATAATCCTTTTACACCGTCTGTAGCAGGTATTCCAAGCGAGGAGAAGATATACAACTATTATATGCAGAGATTTAAGGATTATCCTTCTGAAGGGGGTGAACCCCCTTTGACCCCCAGAAAGGAATGATACTATGAATGCTTATTCTATCATCAGTTTTGAGCCTTCAGAAAATATTGTTAAAAAGGAGTAGTATAATGAATGCTTATTCTATCATCAGTAAAGTATACACCCTCATCAACGAGGCTTCTACTTCTACCTTCATAGATGAAGCAACTACATATGAACTGCTTAACACTGCTTTAAAAGAGTTTGCAAGAAGGACACAGTTGTTCATCAAGCAATCTTCAATCAGCATAGTATCAGGAACACCATCGTATATCCTACCAGACGACTTTCTCAAATTCTTTGCCAAATCAGAAGATGATTATGTCTTACCTTCTATTTATTACAACAATAACAGAATAACATACATAGACTACCCCACCTACATGTCCTACGACACTTCAGAAACAGCAGATATACCAACCAACTACACCCTTAACTTTACCTACCCAGACAGCATTATAGCAGGAACAGCAACATCAAGCGCAACAGTGTCCAATGGAGAAGTAGTGCTTACTGATACAAATAGAACCTTTACTCAATCTCTTGTTGGTGGAACTGTTCATATCACTCATGGTGGAGTAACCTACAACGGCTATGTTATAGCCTACAATTCTTCTACATCCCTAACCATAGCAACCATACCTTCTACCAGTATATCATCAGGTGATACTTACTTAATTTCTCCTCCACCTACTAACACTATCACCTTCTACCCTATACCTTCATCGTCCTTTACTCTACCTATCCACTACATTCCATCATTCCCACCAGTCTACTCTCCATACAGACCAATACCTCTACCTAATGACATGCTGATACCAGTAGCATGTTTCATATGTTGGTTATACAAATACAAGGATAGAGAACCTGCATACGGAGATAAGTATTTTGCTATATATGAAACAGCAGTAAGGAAGTATAGTCCGATAAGACATAGTGAGTATCAGCCGACTATAAAGTGGCAGTGGAAAAAGGGGTAAACCCCTTTGACCCCGATAGGAGTTATCTATGCAATTTAGACAACTACAAGATACAACATACAAGATACAACATACAGAAAAGTATAAGAAGTAACGTAGGAGTTATCTATGCAATTTAGACAACTACAAGATACAACATACAGACAATTACAAGATATAGCATATAGAAAAGTAAAAGTAGTGTAGGAGTTATCTATGCAATCCAGACAACTACAGGATACAGCATACAGACCTAAAGACATACCCTTAAACGGAAGACTTATTACTTCTACTTCTCCTGCTCTTATAGGAGAGAATGACTTTTCCGACTTGACTAACTTTGTCTATACTGCAAGCGGAATAAAGACCATGAACGGTATGATGTCTTTATCCTCTTCTACTGAACATGCTGTAAGAACAATGATAAGCGCTATTCTGTCAGGCGAAACAGTTATAGCTTATCAAACATATCCCAACACCACTACACCAACCAGCACTATAGCCTCATGTCTGTATATCGTCTCTTACTTACCATCAGACTACGCTAACCCATCATCGTATATACGAAAAAGAATATTAGCCTACAACTATAAATCATCAACCGCATATACAACATCACAGGTAGTGCTATATCAGTCTGCCATCCACCGTCCATCATCATTCTATCTTGAATGTATACACTCAGGCACAACCGCTTCATCTCCACCTAATTTTGACTCGTATGACTACAATGACAAGATTACCGATGGAACAGTAGTATGGATTAAGAAAAAAGGTAGTCTTGAAGGCCAGCTTACTGTAGCACCAGACAATACCATAGTCTTTACCAATGGACATACTAACCTTATCTATGGTGGAGAACAGCATAGAGTAGGTGCAGTAATAAATGTTTTGAATTCAAAAGGAATAGATGTAACAGACCAACTAACCAACGAAAGCTATGATGATAAATACTGTGCAACACTTGTAGTGGAGACAGATGGGAAAATATATCTTGATATAGGTAGTCCTCTTAAACTTCGCAAGTTTAACATTTATATTAAGAATCCCAACACAGTATCTTCTACTGTTGCTGTTTACCGTTATACCACAACAGGATGGACATCAGCTTCAACTATAACAGATGGAACAAATGGTTTTTCACAATCAGGAACTATATCATTTGCTTTTTCAGGAGATGCAGAAGAGACATCAGAACTACCAGATACTCCAGTATATCTTTACAACCGCCATCTATACTGGTATCGCATAAGACTATCACCTAATTCAGGAACACTACCGTCTAACATATCCCTCTACTACATCTCCTGTGCAACAGTAATCCAGACTATACCCAACCTCTGGGATGGAACAGTATACACTCCAGCAGTATTCTGGAAATATGATGGGACAACATATACAGACCATACACTGCCCGTGTCTAAAAGAGACTCTACTATGGTCTGGTTCTCTTCTTCCAACTTTATCCCATCACCAGAAACAACCGTATATTTGAAGGGTACAACCACAATCTTTATAGGTTCTATAGTTAGATGTACAGGATTCAGGTTTACCTTTGCTATTGAGTATGAGGGATACAAATGGGTTAACACTAATCTTAATACCATGACTGTCTATTTCTGGGCTGGAAGTAGCTGGTCAGCGTTATCCAATCTTACAGACGGAACATCAAACGGAGGATGCAGTTTTGCTCAAGATGGTGTAGTATATTTTTCTTCTCCCTCAGAAGAACTTGAAAAGAAAACTACAATAGCAACAGATATTCCAATGTATTATTACAAGATAAGTTTTAGTAGTGCTCTTGGAGACTATACATGTCTTGACTATGTAGAGACTATCCCAACCACACAAGACCTTAACTCCTACAAATCCTGCGTTATCTGGAATAACCGTCTTGTTCTTGCCAACAACACCACTACATCAAACAAATCTAACGAACTGATTATCTCTGCTCCATCTTCACCCTACATCTGGTCAGGTGAACAAAGTATTACTCTTAACATAGGAGACACACAGGATATAACCCGTGTAGTAACTCTATTCTCTCGTTATGGAACAGATATTACAGAAGCACTGGTAGTATTCAAAGAGAAGTCTATCTACTACATATCAGGTTCTACACAGGACGACATCAGAGTCTACACAGTATCCAACTCCATAGGCACATCTTCACCTTATACAGTAGCAATATGTGATTTAGGTATCCGTATAACAGAGGGTATCAACCGTTCTGTTATCCTGTTTGCCAACAAATCAGGTGTTTATCTATTTGACAATTCATCTATCATAGCTATATCAGACGACATATTAGATAAGTTTCAGTCATCATTATTTGAACAAGCATGTGAGTATGCATCAGGTTTTTATGATATAGTCAACTCAAGATACCACTTCTTATACTGGACAGGTTCAGCACCTAATTTCACATACTATGAATACATCTTTGACTTAATCTACAAGAAGTGGACTACAGCTAACAGAGGAAGCTATCCTTTAATCTATGGTGGTATTATATATGACTTTTACAACAACCCATATGCAGTGGGTTTTACCAACAATTATATTGCTAAACTTAATACAGGTAACCAGATGATAAACTCTTCATACAATGCTACCCTAACAACAGGTATTAAACCATTAGGAACTACTTTGTATACCATTTCCAACATAAGAAGGGTTAAACTTACGTCTACTACTTATACCAACGTATCAGCAAACCTTTCTATCCACTGTATAGACGGGAACAGCTCCTATTCTTCTACCTCTTACGCTCTCTCTATCTCTCCAACTAACAACTCACCCATAGCCTCTCCAGTATGCCAGACCAACCTCACAGGTAACTTCTTCTACTACGGTTTATCTATTGCTCTCAACTCCAGTGGTACCTATACTATTCAGCCTATTAATATCTCCATACTATACAAACCAGTAAGAATAGACTTTACGTAAAGGGGCAAGAGTGAGGTGAAGACATTGACATTGCACTATGATAGCAAGTATATATTTAGTAGGATGAAAAGATACAGCATACTATTGCTATCACATTAAGTGGCAAACTTAATAGAAAGGGAGGTAACCATGCCATATAATCCAGCATTATCATATACAGGTATAGAACAGTTACTCAATGCACAAGAAATGAGAAGGGCA